AATATGCGGAAAGGTATTGTTGATGTTATCAATACTTATCGTACAGCAAACAAAGAATTTGAGTATGGAGTTGCTGAGCCGAAGAATTTAGATGACTTGATTGCGAAGCTTATGAAGTTCAATCGAATTCTAGAAGAAGGAAAAAATCTTCCTCCGACGTGGCAAAAGTCTTACGAGAATGCTTTTAAGGGAGTCCAACCATTTTTACAAGGCGTTTTAGAAGCAGCTAATAAAGCAAGCACAAGTGCGGGTAGAACTAGCTTTGCTGAGAAGTGGGCTGGAGATATTCAGAAAGCTCGTGATGAAGCAGCGCATTTAATTATTGAAATGCAAGAGCTGACCAAGCTTATGCAGTCAACGCCACGCGGTGCTGAAACGCAACAAAAACGTATTGCACAATCTGAAAGAGCTGGCGAACTTTTAGAGCGGGCCGGTGTAGTCCAGCTTGAAATGAGTAAGGATTCTCATACTCCCTCTGAAGAGATGAGGCTGGCTGCTGCTGCCACCCAAGAGTTAAAAGCAGCTTCAAGTGGTAACTTATCGCTTTGGGAACGTATTACTAATACAGTTAAAACAACTCGCAATAACTTCGCCGACTTATTCATGTACCAAGTTCGTTGGTATACTTCTATGATGATTTTCTGGGGCGTATTCAATAAAGTGGGAGAAACATTTAAAGCCCTTGTTGAAACGCAACACCAAATCCAACGTGCTGTAAGAGCCATGCGTGAAGAGTCTGGTGAGATTGTTCAACACTGGGCGCGCCTAGAGCACGTCGCTCAAGCTAATATTTTCGAGAATATGGTTAAGTGGGCCACTGATGCTAAACAAGCTGGTGAGGTTTTATGGCAGTTAGGTTCTGCCGGTCTTAACGCTTCCGAGTCTCTTGCAGCTCTTGGACCAGTCCTAGGCTTGATTAGAGCTTCTGAAGGTGATACCACAGAAACTACTAAAATTGTTGCTGGTGTATTTAACGTTCTGCAAGATTCAATTGAAGGTGCCGCACAAGCCGGAACCAAGTTTAGAATTATTACCGACGTTATAGCGAAGGTGTTTAGAGATCACCAGGTCGAACTTTCTGAGTTGAACCAAGGTTATCGTTTCGCTATTTCATCTGCTGATACTGCTGGTTTAAGTTTCTATGAATTATCCGCCATGTTGGGTGTCCTTAATGATAATATGATTAAGGGTTCTCGGGCTGGGCGTGGCTTACAACAAGTTTTGGTTCACATCGCTAAAGACCCCTACGAGATCGTCGCTTCATTCATTGAACTTGCTAAGCACATGAATGTTCCTCTTGAGGTCTACGAGAAGTTACAGAAGCCAATTGCGAATATGTCAACAATGGAGCTCATGCGAGAGTTTAGTAATATTGTCAAAGCTTCAGGAAAAAGTTTGGAAGCTCTTAGTCGTGAGATGGATAAGTTTGGAATGATTGGTGGACGTACTCTTGCACCGCTTCTTTTGAATTTCGATAAAGTTGATACGACCGTTCAACAATTAATTTTACATTCAACCGGATCTACTCAACAGATGGCGCAGCATATAACCACTACTATCGCTGCGAACCTCCGCCGTGTCGCTTCATATTTTGAGCAGTACATGTATCCAGTTATTACTGGCCTAAATACTATTTTTAGTGCTACACTAATTGGTTTTGTTAAACTTGCTGGAGCGATGGAAGGCATTCAGTCCAAAGTAATTTCAGGTAGTTTCGGTTCAATTGGAATGCCTGGTGTTGGTGGAACTATTGATGCATTTCTTAAAGCTGCAACTTTGATCGGTTCGATTTCAATTCTTTCTGCCCAACTGCCTGATAAGTTTAACCTCGTTAATAAAGCTTTAGAGTGGATGGGTAATAGGGGTGCTGCTGGCTTTGAAAAGCTGGGAGCTGGATTTTTAAATTTACTTGCAAGTACTGGACCTCTTGCACGAGCCTGGGGATCGATTGTTTCAGGATTTCAAGCTGGACTTAGCGCACTCTCAGCTGGGTTTGAATTACTAAAAACAACGTTGATTAGTGTTAATGCGTCTATCCAGTCTATCGGTGTAGGCGCTACATTAATGAAACCGTTACAGGCTGGATTAACAGCAGCGTCGGCAGCTGCATTATACCTCTATGATTCGATTAAGCTCGTAGGTCTTGGTCGTACAATAATGGATGGTTTAATTACTGTAACGCTTGCTTTGGGAACCGCGCTTAAAGCAGTCGGAGCGGCAATGTGGGCACATCCTGTTCTTGCAGCCATTGGTTTAATCGCAGGCGCTTTTGCAATCGCTTATGCTTATGTAAAGATCTGGAAAAAAAGTGTGGATGATGTAGTTGCGGAGTCGATTGAATCTGCTGCGAAATATCAAGAAAAATTGACAGAGCTAGAACAAAAGTCAATTCAAGCTCATCATGCGTTATCTAACATTAAAGAAAACAAGGAAGCATATAGGGCATTAATTTCTGGTGCCGAGGATTCCGCTACTGCTACAGATAAGCAAAGAAAGGCTTTCGATGACTTAATGAGATCTGCCGGTATTGAAAGTAATACCATGAAGGATAATACAATTACCGTTGGCGAACTCAAACAGCGATTTAGTGAGCTAACTCCTGAAGTGCAAGAAAATGTGAGAGCCCTTAACGCACATTATAATGCTGTGTTAAGTAATAAAGAACTTCAAGAAAAATTTATTGAAAGTCTTCGCAAGCAAGTCGAAGCGATGGAAGCTACCGCTGAGGCAGCTAAAAAAGCTAAACAAGAGTTAGCTGGTGGCTTCATGTTCAAGTCACAAGATAGTGAAGTGTCGGCAAAGAACTTCACTAACTGGATTCGTACGATTTTCATGAGTAAAGAAGAAAGATTAGCTTTCTATGAAGAACAGCGAGCGGCGGTGAAGGATGCAGAGAATTCGGCTAGGGAAGCCCGCAACCAAATCGCTAAGAGTTTTGAGTCTATTGGAACTTTACATATCTCGAATCCAATGAAAGATTATGTTAAGGAGTTGATGGGAAAAGGTAAAGATGAAACAGAGATTAGAGATGCGTTAGAAAAAGCTTTCATGCCTCCGAAGAATTTGAGCTTTAAAGATTGGAAGCCAAATATTGAAGGCTTTGATTATGACGTTGCATTGAGACGCATCTTTCCAGACAATGCAGTACTCGAGAAGATTTTTAAAGAGGGTGCTACCGCTGAAATCTTTGGCGCGAAGGCCGCCAAAGAAATTGAAAAGATTGATACTAGTAAAGCATCTGGAATGGCTGAAGCTAAACGAATCGCGTTCGCTGCATTGCTTAATAAAATCTTCCCAAGTCTGTCTGATAAGACTTTAGAATCCGCTGGCGTTAAATTAGGTCCAGAGGCTATGAATAAGTATTTAGACGCCTTAAATCGCGCACATGAACAATTCTTAAAGACTTTAGGGGCGCATGAACAAGAAGTTAACCAGTTCTACCTTAAAGCGGGTGAGTCTGCTGTTGGAGCGATGAAGCAAGGTTATGATGCTCAAGCGTTTGCAACAGAAGCGTTTGGAATGGAAATGACCCGCTTGAATCAAGACTATATTCGTACACAACAAGAGTTTGCCGAGAAACGTCAGATTATTGAACGTAAGCATGCAGAGACTGGACGCGAAGTTCCCAAGGTTGAAATGGATACCTTGAATATTGAGGAACAAACTGCACTACTTAAAGTGCGTCAACAACAATTCGAACTCGCAAAGAAGATTGGTGACCTTACAGCTAAGGCATGGCAAGAAGGTGCTGGCGAAGTATTGAAGTATCAGTACTCAATGAAGAACTTAGAAGCCAAACAAAAAGAACTTCAAGCTACTGAAAAACTTTCTGAGATTGAAAAGAAACTTGCCGAGAATGTTCGCGTCAGTATGCAAGAGGCCGAAGAAGCTCACCGCTTAAAGATGGAGTACCTCAAACTAGAAGCGGAAGGTAAAAAACTTGAAATCGAGTACAATAAGACCTCCGAAGAGATGAAGTTGAATGCGGTCATTCGCGAATCTCAAATGCTCCTCGCAAAGGATGCAGTTGAGAAGGATGAACGTTTGAAATTAACTGATGTACAAAAGCAAATGGTTAATAATCAGATTGCGATGGCCGAACGTCAATTATCACAATTAAGTTCCTTAATGGGTATGCAGATGGCTGTTGCCCAGCAAGAAATGAATACGAAGGTGAAACAGGAAGACGAACGCGCGTGGCAGGAACGTGGAAAGATTGCTATTCATAATCTTCGTACAATGCTTGAAGGTCAAGCCGCAGTAGTCGGTGAATTCTATCGTACACAAATGCCAACCGGTGCTTCTGGTGGAGATAGTGGAACTTCTAAGTACTTTGAGAGGGGTGTTCACGGTTCTGAAGCTAAAGCTGAACATATTGTGGGAAGGCTTGAAGGTCTTGATCCTGAGTTCATGAAACGTTTGAAAGGCCTTGCAGACGAGTATTATCAGATTACTGGCAAGGTCATGCGTGTTTCAGATGCTTTCCGTTCATATCAAGAACAGGTTGATTTAAAGAAAAGAAAGCCAACTTTGGCTGCAACTCCTGGCTACTCAATGCATGGGTATGGATTAGCCGTTGATATTGATACTGCTCAAGCTAATGAAATGGCTACGATGGGTCTACTTGAGAAATGGAATATCTATCGTCCAATGCTTGGTCAGGGTGGTGGTAAGAATGAGCCTTGGCATTTACAACCAACTGGAATGAGAGCAGAAACTGTTAAAGTTCCAATGAATATTGCAGTTGATTATAGTGCTGAGAAAATTCCACCCGCATCAGTGGAAAAAGCAAAACTTTCTCTTGCCGGAGAGATGCAGGCCGCTATTGATGAAATGCTCAAGATGTTGAAAGAACGCGGAGAGAAAGCCCAACCTCAAATCAAGAAAGGGATCACAGAATTATTCAATACCTTAAAGGACCTTCACATTGATCCTAAAGATATTGATTTATATTCTAAGTTCTTCGATTCATTAAAGAATGTTGCAATCGCGGCTGGCATGCCTGTTAAGAAAATTGCTGACCTTATTACTGAAGCATATAAGAAGCAGTTTGATCAAGGCGTAGTATTTGATGTTCCTCTCCTTGTAAAATATACCGCTGAAGCTCGTGCGGCTGGTGGAACAGATGAACAGGTTCGTAAACGCGTTCAAGAAACCTTTAGAGTAGCCTTCGAGCACGAAGAGAACTGGACGAAAGATAGATTCCAAGGAATGATGGATTTCATTTCTAATGGAGTCACTGAAACTGGCATCTCTGGTAAGAAAGTGTTCGCCCAATTAATGACGGACATCTTTACTCCTTCTAAGCTCCAGATCATGTTGGATAGCGATATTGATCTTATCGATATGTTCTATCAACAGATCGCTAATCTTGGAAGGAAACTTACGAATAGTGATGTAACACCTACCAAGATTGGTAGAACCTTTGAGACCGCTATTCGTGGTATTATTTCTTCTGGGGAAGAATTAGCTCCTGAGAAATATGAGAAACTCGTTAACGCCCTTTCACAGATTCCTAGAATCAATCTGAAAGAAGCAGCATCGGATGTTGAGAAGTATTGGCAAGCAATTGGTAACACTCGAGCATTGTCAATGCCCGATCTTGGAACGATGCAACGCGATATGATGCGGTTCGGTTCTACTTCAGATGAAGTTTGGAAAGCGATTGGTGATGTCGCCGATGTTCAGATTCGTCGTATGTATGCTTCGTGGGAAAAAGGCTCCGAACAAATGAAGGGTGACTTTAGCACCTTGAAAGAGTTAAGTGGTGCCTTCTGGTTAGGAATGCTTAAAGGTGTTGCTGACTACGCTTCTAAACTTAAAGACCCGATCAGACGTCTTGCCGGTGAGATCACCGAGATTCTCAATTCGATGCAGTCATCTCTTGAATCGATTATTAGTGATACTCTCAAGGGTGACTTTAAAGGATGGAATGAGTACCTCACTAAGTTCGGTGAGAACTTAATTAACATTGCTTCTAAGAACATGTCAGAAATGATCATGCAATCGTTGACTAGCTGGGTTGGCGATGCGATGGGAATTAAGAAACCGAGACCTGGTGAAATGTCTCAAAAAGAAGCTGAAAGTTTTGGTGCGAAAGAAGGCGAACGTCAGTCAAGAGCTAACATTGAACAGACCATGCAGCATACTGAGAAGATCAAGACTGGTCAAGAAAAGGTTATTGAAAATACAAAAAGAATCGCTGATAACGTTGCTGAGCTTATCGATGTAGTGAAACAAAAAGGCGGAGAACATCCAAGCGAAACTAGATCAGGAACTACTGGCGGAGAAAGAACTTCTGAATCTGGTGAGAGAGTTGGTGGTATTTCAGGCGGTGGTGGTGAAACTGGAGTAGGTCCTATCGAATCTGGGGCTTCGGAAGTCGCTGCTGTAATGCCAAGCTCGAAAACATCTGGAGCGGTTGAAAGGGCAGAAGAGAAACCTTTAGTCGGTTATGAAACAGAAGGTTGGGATGCAGGTCTTTCGAAAACTGAAATTGAGGAATATAAAGCAAGAGGGATTCCAGTTCTATCTGAAGATGCGGGTGTAACTGGAGAAATTAAAGAAGAGACTAGACCTGATTTCGGTTTCTTAAATCCTCTTGTCGATTATTTCTATAGACCTGAACAACCATTTATTTTCCATTCAGGTGGCATTGTTCCGGGATCTGGAGATGTTCCAGCAATCTTAGAAGGTGGCGAAGGTGTTATCTCTAAGAGCGCAATGAAGAAGTTTGCTGAAGGTGGAGAAGTTGAAAATCCTCTGCAAGGTTTGATGAGCGGTATTGGTCAAATGGTTCAAGGAATGTTGGCCCCAATTACTGACTCTATAAAAAGCCCACGTCAACAACAAATCGCGCAAATAGGTGAGGGTAATTACGCTGACACCTTCATGAATCAAGTCCAGTATGAGAAAGCTTTCCAGCAAGAAAGAGATATGTATCGCCAGATTGATGCACAAAAGTATGCTCAATCACAACAGCAACAATTGCAACAATGGATGCAGGGTGGTCCAATTAGTAGTATGTTTGGTCTTGGTGGTGGTGGTGGATTGGGTGGAGTAATTGGTGGTGGGCTTGGTTTACTTTCAAAGATTGGTATGTTCTTTGCTGAGGGCGGCCTTGTACCAGCAATTCAATGGTTAGCAAGTGGTGGACCAATCCTACAGAAGAATATTAATTATTCTTTATACTCATCAACCGTCGGACAGTCTAATTGGCCAACATCTACTACGACTAAAGAATCTTGGTTTGCGAAGTACTTCCCATATCTTGCAATTCCAATGATGTTAATGCTTTCTTATGGTCTTAGCGGTAGGAATAAAAAGCAGGCTGCAGCTCAGGCTGATACTGATGCGTTTGTTAAGAGAATGCAGCAGAAGCTTGAAAGTGTTAAAACGCCCGAAGAAGCTTTCGCAGGTAAAGACTTACTTAGCACTGGACTTCCTGGAGCGCCAAGCCTATTTCAAAAACCATCTCTGTTTAGTCAAGGGTTGTTCAAGACTCCAGATTTAAGTTCTTCCATTGCAGATAACATTTTTGGTGAAGAGTTTGCTAAGGGTGGACTTGTTCAATACTTTGCATCCGGTGGAAATGTTTTAACAACTCGTTCTGCAGCGGAAACTAGTTGGCAGAATATGGGGCATACTGAAACGGTTTATACTGACGTTCCTTCTGCATGGCAGATGATCATTCCTGGATTAATGTTAACTCTTCTACTTCCAATGTTGATGAAGAAGAAACGGGTGGGAGAGCAGTCTACTGATGTAACTGATCTCAAAAAGAAGTATACTGAGATGGTGGGCAAATCGCCTGACTTGAAACCTAAATCTATTGGAGATTTGTGGAAAGAAAGAGATAGTGGTAAGTCAATGTTTGATATGCTCGGAAATGGTGTGAAGCTTAATCCTGAACTTACCGGCATATCCGACTTACAAGCAAAACTTGATGCAGCTAAAGCAATTCCATCCGGATCTTCGGGAGGCTTCCTTAATACCTTAATAGGAGGTCCTTCAAGGTGGTTAGAAGGATTACAAGGAGTTGGAAGTTCTCTATGGAGCGGCATTTCTGGAATCGGCAGTTCTCTATGGAGCGGTATCTCAAGTATTGGAAGTGGAATCGGTAGCCTGTTCTCAGGAATTGGAAGCTGGTTTGGTAGCTTATTTAATAGAGGAGGTTTGGTTAGAAAGCTAGCTGGTGGTGGATATATCGCAGATTGGGGTGTTAGTAGATATTCTAATGGTGGTCCTATCGGTGGAGCTGGAACAACCGATACCGTACCCGCAATGTTAACTCCTGGAGAGTTCGTTGTTAATCGTCAAACAGTTGGAATGTTTGGACCCCAATTCTTCCATGCGTTACAAGATATGGCGAAGTTTAAAGGCGTTGCATCACCCGAGTCAGTACTTGCAGGAATGAGTGGAACATTAAAATTTGCTGCCGGTGGAGCAGTTCCAATTCCGAAACTTCCTAATGTTGCTGTACCAACAACTGAGCATAAAATTACAGTGGCGAACGTTATGGACGAAGAGTCCGTTGGTCAATTTCTTAATACGAAAAAGTATGGAGAAGTTCTTGTCAATAAGCTTGGCGGCGGAGTTTCTCAACGCCTGTTGAGAGGTCAAGGAGTTTAAATGTTTATTCCCAAACCCATAACAATGGCAATCATCACTTTCCTTTTTCCAATGGCAACATCTGTCGGTTACTGGCTTAAAGTGACTACAGTTGGTGAAGTTGGAATCGCTTGGCAGATCTCAATTCTCGCGTTTCAGATTCAGAAATACTTTTGGAGCGAAACTGATTATCGTGAAGTAAAGCACTTCTTATTTAGGGGGAAGTAATGCAAGTCCATTTGTTCGGCTTCACTCTAAATCAAGCTTCGCTTTATGTCACGAATGATAACGTCCAACACGTTTATAGTGGCATCACATATAATGCAAGTGCTATAACGTGTAAGGAATATATTTATGACCTTAAAGAGGTTATGGGTGAAGCCAATATTAACATTCCGTTTGCTCAAAGTGGCTTCCTCGCTGGTGCTGCTTCACGTTCAATTGAAGGACCTGTTAGAGTAGAAGTGTATGAATATGATACAATTAACGATGATGCGACGCTAATTTTTCGTGGATTTGTAAACGTATTTAAAGTATCTAAAGCTGCTCTCGATATGCAATGTGTATCATTTGTTGAGCACGCACGAGATAATTATGCGAGACTTCAATTGTCGCGCGTATGTCAGCATCGACTTTATAGTCCTCTCTGTGGAGTTAATGAAGCGAATTACAAAGTTGCTGGAACTATTTCTGGCTTCTCAGTTGATAGAGTTACTATTGAGATTAATGGAATTAATAATACGAGTGGATACTTTACTTATGGTTGGGTTGAATGGAAAGGAGTATATCGCCATATTGTAAATGATGTTTGGAATGGTACTTCACGTTTTGTTGATTTACTGCACTTCGCACCCACATCGTGGCAGAAAGATCAGCAAATAACTTTAGTTGCTGGGTGCGATAAACATTCAGATACTTGTAAGAGTAAGTTTGGGAACTTTGCGAATTTTATGGGATTCCCTTATGCACCATATGAATCCATTAGATATACGGGATTAAGGCAACAATCTATTAGTAGGTCGAAAAAATAATGAGTGTGTTACAAAATTTCATTGATGAAGTAGAATCTTGGGTTGGTACACCCTATTTTACTGAAGGATGTACTAAGGGTCCTAAAGGTGGGACTAATTGTGGTCATTGGCTTGTCGCAGCTATAACATCAACAATACCAAATTCCGAAGCAGTGTTAGAGGGTTATGAATGGTCACACATTAGATACTTTAAAACTTGCACAGACATTATGCCAGCAATAATAGAGAAAGTTGCGGTTGAAATAACTCTCGATGAAATAACGGTAGGAGATGTTACGTTTACTACATATAGACGAATCGCTTCCATTCCAGCAGTTTATGTTGGTGATGGAATGTATGTCTATTGTAATGTATCTCAACGACAGATAGTAAAGATGCCTTTATTAGAGAATTATTTGAACAAGCTTTCACATGTTTATCGTTTTAAATATTTTATGGAGGGTCATTAAATGGGGCTCTTGAGTTTTGCAAATCCGGCGATGTGGTTAGTGAATATTGGAATTGCGGGATTGGGTTATCTTTTATATAAACCAAAACGTAATCAAAAAACTAAACCGCCTGACATGGAATTTAAAATGAGTGCTGTAAAGATTGGTACTCCCATTCCAGTCGTGTTAGGTTACGCTAAAGTAGGTGGCCTAATTATTGAATGGGGTGATTGGACTGTTGTGGCGCATAAGAAACGTATAAAAGGTGGTAAAGCCTTCTAATGGGAATTGGAAGTCAAATCAAAATTACAACTTATACGTATCGCATTCGAACTGCGTATGCGATTACGTATGGTCCTATCGATGAATTCATTCGATTTGATTATAATAGTGACTACAAAACATACTATGCCGCACGTTCTGGATCCGTTCTCAATCTAAATACTTCCGAGAACGTTCTTTCAGGTCAAATCTGGTGGGGTAATGCTAGCCAAGGTACTAGTCCAAACCTTTCTGTTATGCATGAGGGGATGAACTATAATAATATTTGCTATGGTGACTTCCATCTTGATCTAGGTTCCTCCCCCGCAATGCCGGCTGTTGCGTTTACTGTTACACGATACTATGCACCCGATCTTCCGGAAGGTTATAGTTGGGGAAGTATAACTGGATCATCGAGTGGCATGAATCCCGCCGTAATGCTTTATGATTTATTGACGAATCAGGTATATGGCTATGGTTTGAGTGCTGATGATATCTATATTGATTCATTTGTTGGAGCTTCTAATCAATTGGCGAACGAAGATTTAACTTGTAGTACTGTAATTGATACCGCTGAAGTGTATGCCGTTGTTCGCGCGGTACTTGATTGGATCGATGGAGAGTTAATCTATCGTGAGGATGTTGGAAAGATTGCTCTTCGTTTAAGAAGAAAAGATTATACGCTTGATCAACTAGTTCAAGTGACAGCATCCGATATTCGAGCTCAAACTTTTGATTTACAGCGTCCAAGTTGGTATGCAACTAAGAACGTAGTTTACGTTAACTTTAATGATATAAATCGTGAATGCGATCAAAACTTAGTGTATGCTGAAGATTTAGCAAACTACAATATGACGGGCAACCAACGAGTTCAAGAGTTTAACTTTAATATTTTCACTGAAGGTTCGATGGCTCAAAAGGTTGCGACTCGTCAATTGCATAGACACTCATATCCTTGGGCTAAAGTTACCTTTGAGTGTTTCGCAGATAAAGGAGATGCACTAAAAGTTTTCGAACCCTTTTGGCTGCAACACGATTACTACGGCGTAGCGGCAGTATTTAGGATTACAGAGAAACGCCGTCAAGGACCGAACATTTGGAAAATTGAATGTGTCGAGGAATGCTTTTGTGCTAACTCCGCTTTTGCTGCAGGAGTTGATGAACCGTATCCAATTGTTCCTTATGTAACTCCTCAATCGATCGATTGGGATTATCGAATTCTTAATTCATATTATCGTGGATATCTTGTACTTGGATATTCTAACGACCAGACAACCGATGTTATCTTAGATAGTTTCGTGGTAGAGTCGGATGTTGGACTTTCAACCTGTGATTACGCATGTGTTGGTAGGCTCGTTAATCCCGTTACTTCAGGTCATGATGCTACGTTATATGTTCAAAAGGATAAACACTTTCAAGATGACTTCTCGACCGTTGGTTACGTTCTAATTGATGACGAGATCATGAAGATTGACTCTGCATCAGAGACTACCGATCAAGTAACGTATCTTTCAAGTAATGCTCATCGTGCATTGGAGGAAACAACTCAAGCGAATCATTCTGTCGGTGCTAAAGTATTTGCCCTAGATTGTCGAGCTTTCGTTGCATCGAATATGATTCCTGGGCATACGTATACGATGTCTATCACAGCACATTATATGTATCCTATTCTTTGGTTTGATTCTGATGATGCCGTAACGTATGAGATCGTTTGGGAACCTCTTACTGATATGCCAAAGGATCCCGTGATTCAATCACACAGTAGTGACGATTATTTACAGGATATTACTTTTACTTGGAAGGCTCAAAATAGAGTCGCACCAATTCCAACACCATGTTCTGGACTTACTGCATAT